TCTTTATCTGCAAGATATTTACGTTCGACCCAACTATCTGATGTTGGAGATAATTCTAATAGACCTTCATTTACAACAACAGCAAATGGGTTTATATTTTCTGTTTCTGTCGCAAATGCTTGTTCGATATAATTTACATGACTATATGTCTTATAAACTGTATCGCCTTTTAGAATTGTGTTTGTAGATTTATCTGAATCATATTTTAGATGAATACTATTTTGAGCTTGCCATGGACGTACAACTTTTTCTACTAAGTCAATGCCAGCTTGATATGATGGATCTTGTACGAAAGATCGTGATTGATCTACAAAATTATCAACTAAGAAACCAGCTTTGAGTCGGTTATTATTAGATGCATCAAGTACCGCTAATGTATCTGTTTCAGCTTCTAGTAAGTTAAGAGCTGTAGTCTCTTCAAGATTATCGATACGGCTTTCTAATTTACCAATGTCAGCCATTGTAAATCGTTTAGCTGGAATTCGTTCTTTACTTAAATCAGAATCATGGATAGTATATGGATTCATCTCAACTCTATATAGTTCCATTGAGTTTGCAGGAACAGGTGGGAATTGAGGATTCAGATCTGGCTCTGATTCTAGTACACTTACATTATTGAATCGGTCAATAACAACTCGTGCATTTTTACCTTGATAATATGATACATCAAATTGTGTTGTATCTCTATCACGTGGTAGTTCATTGATACGTGCACCTGTTGAGAAATCACCTGGGAATGTAGAACCTGGATTTACAGATGAACGGAAATCTAATACATTTCTTAATTCGAATGTAACACCATTCGTGGCCGTGTAAGTCGGAATATCGTTATAGTCAACTTGACCAGTATATGAGTTAACCGCAAAGAAGTCACCACCAGCTTGGTGAGCAAAATACTTATAACGTACAAATACGTTACCACCTGGAGTTGTTTGACCAGATTTCTTTACCATTCTACCACGCTGATAATGAGTATCACGTTGACCATTATCTAATGTATAACGCGATGATAAACTAGCACCATCAGAATCTGTTTCAGTCAATCTTAAAACTTCATAGATGTCAGGAAAATTGAGTTCTAAGTGACCATCTGCATTTGCTGTTACAGTTTCAGTTGTTTCTGTTAAAACTTTGTTTCTAACTTGTGCTTGTGATTTTTGTACATAGTATGCAACACCTACTGTAGTAGAAGCTGGTCCATTGCCAATTTGAGCTGATGTACCACCATTACCACCGGATACGATAGTAGGAGCATATGCAGTAGCACCACCAGAAGAAGCAATCCATAAATCATCATCAGCAAATGTTTCGCCTGGAGCAGATAAGTTTGCAAGTGTACCTTCGCCTGAACCATTTAGAACAACATTTTCTCTACGTTGTACAGTTAATGATATATCTGATACAGCTTGTGGTCTATCATTAGGAACTGGATACAATAATACGTCATTAGCAGTTTCTCTGAATGCAGCTTTACTGTTATCTAAAATTACATTGAAATAGTTTGTACCACCTGTACCAATTGATTTAGTATCTTGTTTGTTAAAACCTGGACTCATTTGCACATCAAAAAGATAAATTCTATAATTAGAACCATCTTCTTTAATAGCTCTTACTCGTGCAGTACCGATGTGGCTGCCCGGGCTACCTCCATGAGCAGTCTGATTTACTAAGTCTACCTTTTCAAATACACTGATATCAGGTATGCCTCTATTGCCACTTACTTCTAGATAGTTACCGTAGTCGACTGATACGACATTATTATTAAGAGCTATAGTTGTGCGAGGCTTACTTACGGGAATTGCTAATGGAGCATCAACAATAGATCTATAACCATCTACATATGCCACACCTTGACTTACTTTAAAATCTAGTTTAGTTGCATCTGAATCATTAGTTTCGAAATTTAGTTCAAACCGTTTAGCAATATAATTACCTGATTCTTCTTGTGTACGCAATGCGAGAACATCATTAATCTTATTGTACTCTTCAATACCTGTAACCTGAGTAGCAATAGCACCATCACGTATTTTAGCAACATAGCAGAAGTTTTCATCACTATCTAAATCTGCTTGATTAGCTATTACTAATTGAATGCGATATCGGTCTGCGCCAGGGCTTGACGTATTTGGTGACACACCTTGGTTATCAAATAGATCAAATGTATCTGCTGTTGTTATAATGTCTTCTTGTACTTTAAAACCAATAGTAGCATCAGGATCGCCTGTATATTTAGAAAGAATCATACTCTGCGCTTTAGCAAATACAAATCTATTGATTGCAAAGAAATCACCTTCGGCAATCGAAACCTTTGTACCGACACCAGTACACGGATTTGCAATTGTATCTGTAGTTTGTACTTGTACCGTAGCTGGGCCACCTGTTAATGTCTCACCTGCTGATACACGTACAGGAGTTGTGCCTGCTGTACCACCTGTCGTAGACGTATATCGTACATATAATGTGGGTGGGTCTGATCCGTCAGCATCTAAAGCTTCTAGTACTTCCATGCCAATTGAGTTTGTACCCGAAATTAGAGTTGTACCAACCCATTGTCCAGAAGGTAATGATGCATCTTGTAGTTTTACAAACTCATATGTATTATTGACGTTAACTGAACCTGGATTAACCGCTGCACCTTGATTAAATAAATGTTTACCCAAGCGACCAATCTCAGCCTGAGTAATTGTTTGCATTTGAGTCAGCTCACGCGCTTGAAGTGCCCGTCCTGAATTAAAGAGAATACGATGATAGTTTGCACTATCAACCCAGTCATCTTTATATGTTGTAGCAAAAGTATTTTTGTTAAATATATTGGGCATTCGTTATAACCTTATAACCTAATGATTATTTTTATATCTTCTGTAGCGTCTTCAGACCTTGTTACAGCTGCTCTATTATCTATATAAAGAATCTGACCTGTTGCTGGATCAACATCTCGTGCACTGGCAACATTAGCACTATCAATGGTTGCTTCACCAGCTGCGTTTTGTTCGTTTATTACTTCACCGTCTTGAAAAGCTAAGAATCCAGTCGCTTCATTCTGATGATAGAAAAGTGAGTTTGCATCTAATGTATCGATAACAGCTTTAGCACCAGATGTTTGACCTATAATTGTTTGGTCTCTTGTAAACGCTGAGTTAATGCTTGAGATGTTCATCATCTTCAAAGCATTACCCGTATTACCGGTATAAATTGTACCGTTTGCTGAGTCTTTAATATTACGTACTAACATAATTTGTCTAAAGTCATTATCAACTACCCAATCAGAATCTTCGTCACCTGAAGGTTTTACATTAAACATAAGAGCAGTGGCCTTTAAATCGTCTCGAGGGTCTGCGCCAAAACCGTTTTTAAATGATATAATAGGTTCTGCGGTAGCACCTAGGCCTCCTCCGCCTGTTAATTGTACAGATGCATAGTCATATCCTGTACCAAATACTTTAACACCTGAAGATTCAGCCATTTCGATTTTCGAAACTGAACCACCGTCGATGAATGCTGTACCTTTAGCACCTGTACCATTGCCTGTTATGACAACATTTGGAGCTGATGTATATCCTGATCCTGCATTAGTTAATCTATATCCAACAATTGCACCAGGAGTCGCATTTTGTTGTACATTATATTGTGTAGTATCATCAATAGATGATGATGAATCTATACTAGTAACTAATTTTACTGGTATAAAGTTAGATGCTTGGAATTTACTTTCACGTAGAGCACCAATAGAATATAAAAATTTCCATGTATATCCATCAGATGTCATTAAGTGATCTGCTGTACCAGTAGGTTTAACTGTAGAAGTAACAGGCTGCCCCGCCGCATTTTTACCCTGTTCTAAACAGACATAAACATACTGTTCATCTGTATACACATAAAAAGGTTGCTCTGGAATTTCTGTGATGTTATCACTCCATGCTGAATAAACTGATCCTGATGACCAGTAATAATTTTAACCGCTTGCATAGAAAGTTGTGCGTTTCGTATTTCACGAATGTTTTGAATAGGATCAATAACTGTATCAGCCGAATCGTAAGGTTCAGATTTACCAACCGCAACGTGATAACTCACACCTGTACTATCCACATCGTTGATCAGAGTATCAATGACCCGTCTTTTAAAATTGTCTGTAACTATTGCTGGCATTTATCTATCCTATTGTTTTGATGCTAGGTACCAAAAGGAACCTGTCCATATCATAAATCCGGCTTGGTTTGCAGCAAACGCAACATTTGATGCAGCGCCGGCAAGATTTGTTGGTGTTACTGTAGCGGTACCTGTTCCTGCATTTACAAAATATTTTAATTCACCGATGACTGCACCGTCATCTAAATATCCAATTACAGGAGCTGCTGAATTAAATATACAAAGAGGCGCTTCGTTATCTACTGTACCGTCTGCAGAATGTACTGAATTATTTAAAGCAAACTTAGTATCCATTACTACGGCGCCGTCACCTTTAGCACCTAATGCTAAATTAATATTCGTATCAGGTCCATCTACATATACTGATGGCGGATATCCTGTTGCTTCTCCACCCATCGACAAGAAATTTACCGCATTAGGAAAAGCTTCGTATTTTGTGACCGTTGCACCATTAGTATCTAAAATACGATTAATCTTTGGAAAGTTAATGGTTGCTGAATCT